AAGAATTATTTGCTCCACGCAGGCTTATCAGGAGGAGGCACAGTGGTGAGCAAACGTGCTATAATTCAGCAAAATAGGCTTATAACGTGTAAGAGAAAAGGAAGTAACACAGAGTGAATAAAAGAGGCTTAAAACGCAATTAAAAGCGTATTTAAACGAAGTTCGAATAAAGGTGGCATTTTGCTACCTTTTTTTGTTGGTTTTTGGGCTAAAAATATGTTTGGGGTTACATTAGGGGTTACAGTTAGGGGTTACAAAAATAAAAGTTAGGGGTTACAAAACTCATCAAAATACCCCCTAATAGGGGGAGGGGGTAAATACCACTTTTAAAGATAATCTAAGTAAATACGCCCATATAGGGGGGGGCATAATACCCACTTTTTGCGAGGTTTTAAAAAGTTTTCTATATTTGATTATCAGTAAGTTATAGATGTTTTGAGGTGTTTTAAAGAGTGTGTTTTGTGGGGGCAAAGCGTCTTTCAAAGAACAAAGCAAACGCTTCGTTATCACATGGAGCTCACGTTTATGTACCCTTTAATAAGCGCAAGGGCGTTAATTCTACCAAATTCTATATCTTTAGATGCATGTTCAGGGTTTTCTGATACCAATTTAATAAATGGTTCTCTTTTCTCAGATTTTCTGATATATTTTACAACAACATAGTAATCTCCATCAATTTCATAGGATATGAGATACATTTGACCGTAAAATAAATCTTGAATATTTAAAGGCATCTCTTTATAGATAATAATATCTCCTGCTTTTAATATTGGTTGCATCGAATCTCCTGTAACCCTAATAGCACCATCGCATTTAGGTAGATTGGGTACTTGAATATAATCTATAATTGTCTGATCACTACTATCTAAGAAATCTCTTAAGCCTGCAGATGCTGTAAAATTATATAATGGAACAGATTGCTTATCTTCTTTTCTTTCGTGATATTTCAAAGAACTTAATGATGTCAATAGATGAGGATCGGTGTTTGAAGTATGTTCTTTATCTGCTGTTTTTAACATTTTGCCTCTGCCAGAAAATAACCATTCGTAATTCACATCTTGAGCAAACGAAAGAAATCTTGCAATATTTTCTTCGCTAATGCCATTATTTTGCCCTAATATCCCTCTTGTCGTGCCAGATTTCTTGTAATAATCCGCTTCTGTGATACCTTTTTCTTGTAGATATTGCAAAATATTTTGCTTTATCTGTGATTTTTCTTGTTTTTTTTCTTGCATAATCGAGATTTCTTGTTAACTTTGCAACGTGGTTATAAAAGACCACGCCCCAAAAATACAAAAAATATTAGATATACACATTAATATAAATAATAAAAAAATACAACGATGAAGAAATACATTTTAACATCTGAAAGCGAGAAAGAACGCTTAATGAAGATTTACAAAGTTTGTGAGAAGACTTTAAGACGTGCATTAATGTTTGATGGAAAGCGTGGCTTTTCTGATGCTGCAAAAGCAATTAGACAAGATGCAATGCTACATGGAGGAATTTTGATGTGCGACGAGTGTAAAGCAATAGAAACATTTCACTTTAGCGATGGAACGATGATACAAGTTCTTCCAGGCGACAGAATTCTAACAGTGAAGAATAGAAAAGCAGAATTAAGAAAAGGTACAACGCTCTTAAAGACATTTGAGAGTGATTTAATTTCTGAAATAGAGAAGCTTCATGCAGAGATTCTTCCATGTTTACCAAACTACAATAATGTAACTGTTTTATAAAATGATTGAATATTACAACGATAAACTTTGCATCCCTTCAAAAGAATTAATTGAACGTGGATTGTTAAGTGAGCCAAATTATAAACAGATGGCTGCACGAAAGAAGTTTTGTGTTGTACGAAATGCTCGTGGATTAGGTAATTACGCTTTAGTTGCAGTTGATAGTCTTCCATCTGATATGAAAGAAGCCGTTAGAGAGTGGTATCCAAATATCGAAATAACACGCCTGGTGAAGTGGATAAAAGATAACTATATCTATGATAGAAACGCTTATAATTTCTATTCAGACGAGGAGTTATGCGGTGCAAAGCTTTCACAAAAGCACATCTTAGAATATACGAATAATGCAAGCGTAATTCAATGTGCAATATCACTTTATAACAACGCAAAAGCGCAGCACCAAGTGATGGGTGAAAGGTATGACTGGGAGATGATGACACAGTGTCTGGACTTGATTAAAAAGGAATTTAATCACACGCTGCCTTCAAGTGTTATCCGCTTTAGAAAGAAAGTGAACGAATTTAAGAAGCAAGGATATAAATGTCTGATAAGTGGAAAGTTTGGTAATCAAAATACTAGACGTGTAGACTACAAAACAGAGCAGTTGATTCTTGGTTTAGCAATACAGGGTAATCAACCATTTGCAAAGCAGGTGTACGACATGTATATTTCTTTCGTTTGTGGTGAAATTGAAGCTTTTGATCCAACGACAGGTGAAATGTTTAACCCAGATGAATTTGTCGACAAAAAAGGCGAACCTAAAAAATTGAGCGAAGCAACAATAAACTTCTACATGAATAAGCCTAATAATAAGGTTTTAATTGAACACAAATTGAAGAGCTGGACCAGCTTTATGCATGAAAATGCACCACACGTACATCGTCATGCTCCAGAATTCTCTCTTTCAAAAGTCAGCTTTGACGATAGAGATTTGCCACGTAAGCTTAAAGATACTAAACTTAGACCAAAAGCGTATTACGCTTATGACGTTGCAAGTCAATGTGTAGTTGGATTTGCTTACAATCGCTATAAAACAACCGACATCGTAATAGAGTGCTTTAGAAGTATGTTTAGACTGTTAGATAGACACGGCTGGGGTACTCCTGCTCAGGTGGAAGTCGAAAATCACTTGATGACGCAATGGAAAGACAACTTTTTAAAAGCTGATGTGATGTTCCCATTCGTGCGCTTCTGTGCGCCTCAAAACTCGCAAGAGAAGTATGCAGAACCAATGAACGGTGGAAAGAAGAAAGCAGTTGAGCATCGAAACCACTTGGGTATTGGACGCTTTTACGGCAAAGGCAAATGGCGTACTGAAAGCAAGAAGATAAGCGATGCAAGTAATGACTCATACGAAGATAAAGAATATTACACCTGGGAGCAATTGATATTAGAGGATGCCTGCGACGTAATGGAATGGAATAATTCTTTACATCCAAACCAAAAGAAGTATAAAGGAATGACACGCTGGCAGGTGTTTGAAGCAAACATCAACCCTACACTTCAACCAATTAATAAAGCAGTTTTAGCAAGATATATTGGTGAAAAGGTGGAAACTAGCATCAGAAGAAACAGCTATTGCAGAGTTGATCATCAAGATTGGTGGTTAAGCGACACAAGTGTTCTTGAAAAACTTGCACCAAACAACATGAAGGTGGACGCTTACTATATACCAGATGAAGAAGGTAAATATGATGAAGTGTTCATTTATCAAAATGACATGTTGGTTGATAAACTAGAAAATTTAGGAACATTCAACACAGCTGATGCAGAACAAACAGAAGAGGATAAAGCTATATTCTTGAAACAGCAAAAGAAGATTGCTTCTTTTAATAACTATCTAAAGAATAACGCTATTAGTCATGTAGGAGTATTGAAAGAAAGAGATAGCTATGTCGAAGAAGTAGAAGACCTCGAAGTAGAAACACCAATCTCCAATAATGATGAAGACTACAATAATTACTTAAGCAGCTCTTGGGTACAAGACTATGCAAAAAAAGGATTAGAAGACCATTAAACAACGTTCAAATAACATTTAAACTCTATTTAAAATGATTACAAATGACATAAAAACACGAATTATCGAAGCTATTAAAGCTAATCGTGAAAATTATCCAAGTGACGCAAAGCATGCAGCAGCACTAGGTATTAACACCGCTGTGTATAGTGCGGTGAAAAACGGACAAACCGACAAAGTTTTGAGTGATGCTAGTTGGATTGCTATTGCAAGAAGATTAGATGTTGAGTTGCGCTCAAAGATTGAATGGAAAGCAGCTAAAACACCTACATATCTTTATATAATGGCACAGCTCGAGTTCTCACAAAACTCTTGTACAAGTGGAATTCTCTGCGATATTCCAAATATTGGAAAGACATTCACAGCTCGCCTGTACGCATCAAGTCACAAGAATGCAGTATATATCGATTGCTCGCAAGTAAAAACAAAGCTAAAACTAATTAGAAAGATAGCTAAAGAGTTTGGAGTGAATAGCAACGGACGATATAGCGATGTGTATGATGATCTTGTATTCTATCTTCGCAGTATTGATCAACCTCTGATTATTTTAGATGAAGCAGGAGACTTGCAATATGAAGCCTTCTTAGAACTTAAAGCCTTGTGGAATGCAACTGAACGCTGTTGCGCTTGGTATATGATGGGTGCAGACGGCTTAAAAGAGAAGATAAACCGCTCTATTGAATGCAAGAAGGTAGGTTATACAGAAATGCTTTCACGTTATGGTGATAGATATTCCAAAGTGACACCAGACGATGGCAAAGAAAGAGAGAAGTTCTTGAGAGAGCAAGCACACATTGTAGCAAAGCTTAATGCACCTGAAGGAACTGATATTAAAGCAATAGTGTTGAAGACACAAGGAGGATTAAGACGTGTTTATACTGAAATAGAAAAATTAAGAACAATTTAAAAGTAAGTGAGATGAAAATATTTGAAATGGAAATGGAGAATGCTTTAAAGGGTATTTACGCAGAAGTAAAGCATACAAACAAAATGTTAGAGACAAGATTTGATAGTGAGATTCCTTTTACATCTCAGGAAAAGTTTGCTGAGCAAAGAAATTCAATGAAAAAGAAATCTACACACACGTTGATTAATTACGAGCAGCGCAAGTATGAAGTGATGCAAGATGTTTTTGCGAACACTATTGTATGGATGATAGTAAATCCCGATGATGTTGCAGATGAATTTATAGAGAGAGCTTTGGATTTTAGCGAAAAGGCTGCAGATAAGTTCATTGAACGCTTAAAAGCTGGAGGTGAAAAAGAATGACAAAGCAAATAAGAGCGTACAATCCTCGTGAAGTTTCACAGAAGAAATATGAAGTTATCAAATGGAATGGACAATGGAGAGAGTCATTCGGACGTCCAGCAATGAATGAAACTTGGTTTATCTCTGGAGCATCTGCGCAAGGTAAAAGTTCTTTTGTAATGCAATTAGCAAAAAAGCTTTGTGAATATGGAAAGACACTCTATGTAAGTGCAGAAGAAGGTATAAGACAGTCGTTTCAACGAAGACTTGAGATGTTTGAGATGAACTCTGTTGGACGAAAATTAAGCATCATAGAAGATCCAGATATAAACCTGTTGAAAGAAAGATTATCTAAGCCTAAAAGTCCTCGTTTCATTATTATAGATAGCTTTCAGATGGCAAACTGGACCTATCAGGACGCTATGGAACTGATAGAAACATTTAATAAGAAAAGCTTTATTTTTATTTCACAAGAATACAAAAGCCGTCCAATGGGAGCAGATGCGGTACGTTTGAGATATGCTGCAGGCGTGAAGATTAGAGTGTCTGGGTTTATGGCTCTTTGTTCAGGACGTGAAAAAGAAACTGCAGGCGGTGGCGGTTTTGTAGTTTGGGATGAAGGCGCAATTCGATATGGAAATAAAATTGCAGTTGATAAGAAAAACGAAATAGATAATGAAATAAATAATAACGATGAGTAAAGTAAGTGAAATAATTAATTTAACAACACCAAGTTATCCTGGAAATTCTAATCCAATAAGCACTGCAGGTGTTGTACGATTGAACAAAGATTGCAAGACAGTTGCAAAAGAACAAGTTGTAAGTGAAAATCACTTCTGCAACAAATGC